GGTTTGTTACCCACAAATGTACATCTTTCTTTCATTTTGATAATACATGAAAGCCTTTACGATCTATGTAATACGTTATATAGGGAGAGGCTTGAAGGATGTACAATTTATTCTCTAAACAATACTCTCATTAACAATGATGAGTGTTTAGATAATAAACCATTTATCCTAGCGCAGTCTAGTAAAACCTGTATGGTTTTAATTTCCTGGTAGCCTCTGTCTATTCATGGGACCATAGTGAAGAGGGCTAGCCCCCCGCCTTTGCTATAGGTACTAGGTGTTAATTCTCATCTTTAATAAAATTAAAGCTGACAACATAAAAATAAACATGAAACCTAAAGGTTTAACAGCATCTTCAAAACTAGTTTCTCGTATCGAGAAACTGGTCTGTAAAGTTCTGTTTGCTTATTTTGATGGTGACACTTATGTTTTATTAGAAACCCAAGTTAAGAGTAACTTTTCCTTCATTCGTAGACTTGAGAAACGAGGTTTGGTATTCCTAGTTAAATATATAAAAGAATCAAGAAACTTGGTTCTTAGATATTTATCTGGGAAACCCCTTAATTCATCAGTATTAGTAGGAATTGATTCTTCTGGATTCCCTTTATGGTTATCCGGTTGAAAAGATTCGCTTACTAATAATGAGAATAAGGAAGTCTTTATAAGGGCTCTTCTTACTATCTTAACATCATTCAGGGGAGTTAAACTACCTCCTGAATTAGTGTTAGATACTATAGAAGAACCTTGAAAAGGTACCGACACAATCTCTAATTCTGAAATCGTTAAGTCTTTATTTTCTTTAAATAGAAGATGAAGATCATCACGATGACAAAATTGAAAATCATTTCACATGTCTACAAAGAAAGGCCCGCAAGGTCAAGCAGTTCTAATGTCATTGTCTGAACTTACCTTACTTCCTCAAGAACTAATAAGAGATATTTCTCTATTAGGAGGTCGTGAGCTGAGTATTCATATCAATGCTAACATTAGATCGCTTGATGTACTTGCTGGTGAATCTATTTCTTCTTGATGAAATTCAATTTGAAAATCAAAAGAATCTGGTAGATTCAGAAAGTTATCTTACTTTGGTGATAAGGAAGGAAAGACAAGAGTAATAGCTATTCTTGATTATTGATCACAATCTTCATTGAATGGCCTTCATAAATCTTTAAATAGATTCTTGAAGGGTATTCCAATGGATTGTACCTTTGATCAGAATAGCTTCTTGACAGTGCTTCCTCAAAATGAGTCTAACTACCATAGTATTGACCTAAGCGCGGCCACTGATAGAATGCCTATCACTCTCCAAAAGAGAGTGTTAAGTATTTTATTTAATGACCAGGTGAGGGCTGATGCTTGAAGTAGAGTACTTGTTGATTATCCATATTATAATAGTGATTTTCCTGAAAGGGAAATCTTTTATAGATGTGGGCAACCAATGGGTGCTTACTCATCTTGACCAGCTATGGCCTTGACTCATCATATTATTGTTCAAGTTGCAGCCCTAAGATCAGGAATCTCTAATTTTAGAGATTATGTGATACTTGGGGATGATCTTGTTATTAAGAATGACTCAGTAGCTAACGCCTATAAGGCCTTAATTGCTGAATTAGATATGCCATACTCTGTTGATAAAACACACACATCGAAAGATATGTATGAATTTGCAAAGAGATGAATATTTAATGGTAATGAAATTACCGGATTCTCAATAGCAGGATTAATGAGTACGTGAAAATCGTACCCTTTACTTGTTAACTTTATGAGGAATCAAGATTCCCATGGTTGAAAACTTATGAAAGAAAGAGTCCCCCCTTTTATCCACCAGTTACGGCTTTGTTTCAGAAAGAATGTTCATTATGAACATTCTCAAAGATTATCAAAGCTATACCTGGTTCTCGATAAGCTTCTTGACTTTAAACAAAGTCAAGAATGTGAAGAGGGAAATCAACTTTTATTATTTATAAAAGAAAATTTCACTCTTCATCCCTCTTGGTTGGATTTAAATCCTGCCTCCGCTATTAAATTAGCAGTTGCATTAGCCAAAAAGGAACTTAACGAAAAGGATCTATACGAGTTTCAAAAGGATATGTTTATCTTGAACGATAAACTAAATTCCTATGTTGATGCACGTGTAGAGCTAATGGGCGGGGCACCCGAAACAAAGTCTCTCCGAAAGGAGAGTCTGTCATGAGTTTTGAACAATTCAAACCCTCTTGTACATGTAGTTAATGAACTAACTGATAAATCAATACACTTCCTCTGTGAGGTAGTGTTAGTTGATTTAGCAATTGGTCCAAACTTTGATTTAGTTGTTACTGAATCATTGTCTAAGTACAAAATTACAAAGGGTGTCTTTTCATTGCGAAATCCGGCTAGTTATACACTAGCTGAATCAGCAATTGTTAAGGCTCTTATTAATACTTTAAAATCGCCAGCTTCTTTAGGACCCTTTATGGGTTCAGAATTAGGTGAAGATTATAAAGTGTTACTGTCAGGTATATCAATTAAGAAAACTGGAGTAATAACGAGATATCTCGATTTTACAACAGGAGTTTTATTTGGTATATTATGTTTCAAATATTTCCAACTAAATCCTTCTAGTCAAGCAATTGAATTTATTCAAGAGACAAAACTAGCTACCCCAGAACATTTAACTAATTATATAAATGAAATAGTATCATTTGATACAACTACTTTAGAAGAAGAAACTTCTCCTGTAGTAAACACATTTATATGATTCTGTTTATGTTTTGGTATAGTTTGTTTACTTATTAGTATACCTGAATCTATCAGTGACACGGTTAGTGAAATAGATCTTATTGATTTATCAACAAAACCAACTTCACCAATAGACGTGTACTTTAAGTAAGATGTCTTAAGTGACATTACCATTATAAGTAATGCGGGTTCTAAATAGTCATAGTAATATGGCAGCTTTGAACTCTGTTCCAC